GGTGTTAACCACCCTGTACTTGCTGAAGCGGTTACACAATTTCAAGCGCAAGCTTACAAAGAATTATTACCAGCTGATGGTCCAGTGCGTGCACAAATTTTAGGTGACATCACAAATGAAAAACAAGACCAAGCTCACAGAGTAAAAGATTTTATGAACTATCAAATTATGGATCAGATGCAAGAATATGAACCAGAGTTTGATCAAATGCTTTTTTACCTCCCTCTATCCGGATCTACCTTTAAGAAAGTCTACTATGATGATCTTTTAGGTAGAGCCGTTTCTAAATTTGTACCGGCGGATGATTTGATTGTACCATATTCTGCAAACTCACTAGAAGACGCAGAAGCAATTGTACATGTAATTAAGATGTCAGAAAACGAATTAAGAAAACAACAAGTGTCAGGTTTTTATAGAGACATAGAGTTAGGACAACCTCCTATTACTTCAAATGAGTTAGAAGAAAAAGAAAGACAATTAGAAGGTGTAACTAAAGGTAGTCAAGAAGATCAATTTACAATTTTAGAAATGCATGTCAATTTAGATCTAGAAGGTTTTGAAGACATGGGTGCAGATGGTGAGCCAACAGGAATTAAACTTCCATACATTGTAACGATTGCAGAATCTAATAATAAAATTTTATCTATTAGAAGAAACTTTACACAAGACGATCCTACAAAAGAAAAAATAAAATACTTTGTCCAATATAAATTTTTACCAGGTACAGGTTTTTATGGTTTTGGTTTGATACACATGATTGGTGGTTTAACTAGAACTGCAACAGCAGCGTTAAGACAATTGTTAGATGCAGGAACTTTAGCAAACTTACCAGCAGGTTTTAAAACTAGAGGTATAAGAATTAGAGATGATGCACAACCATTACAACCTGGTGAGTTTAGAGATGTAGATGCACCTGGTGGTAATATCAAAGATCAGTTTATGCAATTACCATTTAAGGGACCAGACCAAACTCTTTTACAATTAATGGGAGTTGTAGTTAATGCAGGTCAAAGATTTGCAAGTATTGCAGACTCACAAGTGGGTGATATGAATCAACAAGCTGCAGTTGGTACAACTGTTGCTCTTCTTGAGCGTGGTTCAAGAGTAATGTCAGCGATTCACAAAAGACTATACGTTGGTCTTAAACAAGAATTCAAATTACTAGCAGAAGTATTTAAAAGTTATTTACCAACAGAGTATCCTTATGATGTTCCTGGTGCTGCTAGAACTGTTAAACAAACAGATTTCGATGAAAGAATAGATATTTTACCAGTTGCAGATCCAAATATCTTTTCTCAAACACAAAGAATTTCGATGGCGCAATCGCAACTCCAATTGGCGCAATCGAATCCTCAAGTACACGATTTGTATCAAGCATATAGATCGATGTATGAAGCTTTAGGGGTAAAAAATATAAATGCGATCTTGCCCCCTCCTGTCCAGCCGCAACCAATTGATCCAAGTTTGGAAGAAATTGCTGCAATGGCCGGAAAACCTTTTCAGGCTTTCCCAGGACAGGACCACAAAGCTCATATAGATTCACATTTAAGTTTTATGCAATCTAATATGGTGCAAAATTCACCGGCTGTGATGGGTGCATTACAGAAAAATATATTAGAGCGAATAAGTTTAATGGCTCAAGAGCAAGTTCAACTAGAGTTTCAACAAGAATTAATGCAAGCACAACAAATGCAACAGATGTTACAAGCAAATCCAAACAATCAAGAGCTGATTAATCAAGCAAACATGCTTACAAATAAGATCAATGCAAGAAAAGCTATCTTAATCGCAGAGATGACTAAAGATTATATGATGGAAGAGCAAAAAATCTTGACTGAATATGGTGGTGATCCATTACTTAAACTAAAATCAAGAGAACTTGACATCAAAGCAAGAGCAGATGAAGCAAAAAGAGCTTATGATGAGGGTAGAATTAGTTTAGACACAATGAGAGCAATGCAAAACCAACAACAGTTTAATGAAAAGATGGAACAGAACGAAGATTTAGCAGAATTAAGAGCAGATACTTCGTTAACTAAACAAGAAATGTCTATTGCGAGTAAGAAATTCGATTTCGGTAGAAATTTTAAGAAAAATTAACTATAATACTAAAAATTAAGGAGTCAAATATGATCAAAAAAGCAAAAGATCCTAAAGCTGTACCTGAATTAGGTGTTGGCAAGGATGGATACAAAACAGGTGGCGTTACAATTCAAGCTACAGACCCTTTTGAAACTCAAACAGTAACTGTTAGAGGAACAAAAGCTATGAGAGCAGAAAAAAAACCTGTTAAAGCTAAATGGTACTAGATTATGTGGTTATCGGCAATTAAATTAGCCGTATCTGCTGGTAGTAAAATTTATGCTAACAAGCAGAAGACGAAAATGGCTATGTCAGAAGCGCAGCTTATGCACGCTACTAAAATGGCCCAGGGTGAGGAGCAGTACCAGGGAAAACTTTTAGAAGCTCGACAATCGGACTGGAAAGACGAGGCAGTTTTGATAATTTTAAGTTTGCCCGTTTTGGTGCTCGCGTGGGCAGTCATATCGGACGACCCGACAGCGATGGACAAAGTAAAATTGTTCTTCGATATGTTCTCGCAGCTCCCGTCATGGTTCACAAATCTTTGGATCTTGGTAGTGGCTTCGATATATGGTATAAAAGGAACTCAAATTTTTAGAAACGGAGGAAAAAAATGAGACAAAACGGACAAAGATCACCAGTAAGATTTCCATACGGAAGTTCTGGTATGAAAAAAGGTGGAAAAGTTAAGAAGCAAGGATACAAAGATAGAAAAGATGAATCTATTGCTATGAGAGTTAAGAAAAAAAGAACAGCTAAACAATTAAAAGATGCTAGAGATGAATCTTACGGTAAGTTTGGTTCAGCTGCTAAAAAATCTGGAAAGATTAACAGGTAGTTTATGAACTCAAGAAGAATGAACAGACTTGAAGAGCTTGGTAGAGTTGATGCTGAAAAAGCAAAAACTAAAATGGGTAAAAGAAATCTTCGACAAGAAAAATCTAGAATCGTAAGAGAACTTAAAGCTGATGGTGGTTACATAACCAAAAAGAAAAAACCAAGTTGGATTACTAAAAAAGAAACTAAACCAAGTTGGATTACTAAAAAAGAAACTAAACCACAATACATTACTAAAAAAGAAAAAACAGGTCCATATATTACTAAAAAGAAAAAATATATTACTAAAAAATCTCCTGCTGAAATTCAAGACAGAGAAAGAGTTGCTAAAGCTATGGGCGGTTCTTTAAAACCAGTTAAGCCTTCTCAAAAAGGTTTAAAAAAACTTCCAACTAAAGTTAGAAATAAAATGGGCTACATGAAAAAAGGTGGCAAAGTTGGAATGGGTAAAGCCATGAGAGGTGGAGGCTGCGTTAGATAATGCCCGGCATTTTTGGAGTAGCATTAAGAGGATTGGGTATGTTAGGAAGAGGTAAAAAAGTTTCTAAAACTATTACTTCTGTAAAACCAAATGTTCCTAAAACTAAAGTAGAAAAAGCTAAAAGTAAATTAGCTATTGCAAAACAAAAAACAAAAGCATCTGGTGCAAAATTAAAACAAACTATTTTTGAAATTGGACAAAAAAGTAAAGGAAAAGACTAATGGCTAAACTATGTCCCAAAGGTAAAGCTGCTGCAAAGAGAAAATTTAAAGTTTATCCTTCAGCGTACGCAAACATGTATGCATCAAAAGTTTGTAAAGGTAAAGTTAGATCATCTGCTAAAAATGGTGGGCTACAAACTAAAAAATCTTATACTAAAGAAGATGGTAAATACTATGATACAAAAGGCAGAGAACTAAATGTTAGTCTTAACAAAAATAAAAACAAAGGCACTTCAAGAATTAGTTTAAAAAAAAATAGATCAAGACCAACAAAATTTTCAGAGGGTGGTATGGTCATAGAGGATATGACTAGAACTATAGAAGTCTAATGGGCGATCTAAAAAAATGGGTAAATGAAAAATGGGTAGATATTGGAGCTCCAAAGAAGGATGGCAAATATCAACCTTGTGGAAGAAAATCATCAACAGGTTCAAAAAGAAAATACCCGAAGTGCGTTCCACTTGCGAAAGCCACACGGATGACAAAAGGGCAAAAGGCATCTGCTGTCAAACGAAAAAGAGCGGCAGGTAATCCAGGAGGAAAACCAACTAATGTTAAAACATTTGCTAAAGATGGTGGTATGATAGGGCAAGCACAAAGAGATTATAGAGGAAGTTATATTGATGGTGATTTAGGTGGAGTAAAAGTTTCAAATCCAAGTTTAAAAAAATACTATAAAGGAATGTTGTAATGAGAAAAGCAGACAACATGCCCGCAAGAAATAAAAAGAACTTCAGATCTACAAAATCTGGAGCAGGAATGACACGAGCTGGTGTTGCTTCCTACAGAAGAAAAAATCCAGGCTCTAAATTAAAAACAGCTGTGACCGGTAAAGTTAAAAAAGGGTCTGCTGCCGCTAAAAGGCGAAAATCGTACTGTGCAAGAAGTGCAGGACAAATGAAACAATTCCCCAAAGCTGCGGCCAATCCAAATTCGAGACTTCGACAGGCACGTAGAAGGTGGAAGTGTTAGATAAATTTTTATATTCTTTTTTTGGAAAACTCGATAATGCTATTGCGTTTGTGGAGACGTATGTTATTAAAATGAC